AACCCTAGGAGGACAAGCGACCGTAACCCCAGTACTTGTTTGGTATACATTTTCATCAGGATCCATATATGAAATTGTGTACTCTAAGTCTGTTGCGTTCCACATAAGAACGGCCTTGTGACCGCTTGGAAGGATTGCAATATCACACGTGAACGCCTGACCGGATGATTGAAGACCAGGGCAGCTCCTTTCTTTTATGGTTAATGCAATATTCTGAGAATGCTGATCGGATAGTACTTGAGGTATGCTGTTATTCACAGAGTACGGGGCGTCGACCTGAGAGAATCCATTTCTCTTCTGTAGAACGCCTGCCTTGTCGAACGTAATGTTTTTTAGAGACAACATCCTCCCAGGCTGCACCAAGGCATTATAGATCTTGCTCTCAACACCCACAGCAATGGGTATGTCGACTATCTGCTTTTGGCTCTTCATGTAGACACCTTCATGAGTGGAATGAGCCTGTTTGTCGGAACACCTGTGTCAAACCGTATATCATCCAATGAGCACCATACATTTGATCCAACCTGTTGTGAAACAGCGCCTGAGGGCGACACGCTCATAGACGAAAAGGCTCCGTTTGCCGTTCCTCCAAACCAGCAGTTGTGCACAGGGGTATATCCTGAAGGAAGTGTAAATATCGTGGGCGACGTTCCTGATTTCACGATCCCGTTTATCACGACATGGCCGTTAGACAGCTTTCTAAACCTTGCATATCCATAAGAAGAAGCGTTGTAGTTGACCCATGAGTTTTCAAACGCTGGCTCACCAGCGTCACCAACTATGTGTTCATCTTCGTCTGCGTCATAGATGAAGTCTATTTCAGGCGTCCCGTTGTTTCCGTTACATATAGCAAGACCCTTGAACGTGTTTACACCAAGACCGGTTGAATCAAAGTTTGCTGGGTTGGCGACCTCTTCTGCTGTGAGCCACGCAGTTTTGATGATGCTTTGCGCTGCTTCGCGCTCTAGCACAGCAACGCGCGCGAGCAGCTCGTTGATGGCCTGTGTGGGCTGCTGCTGCATACGAACCAAATCTTGCCTATCTGGAACGGTTCTCGTTGGCTGGTATGCGGCAATCTGTTTAATCATCTGCCATATCCCCAACCACCGGCATTTACATCAATGATTCTCTTTGGGTCAGTCGTGCGTCTCTTGACGGCCTTTTTGATGCGCTGTTCCATCTCAATTCGTCTTCGTTGAAGAGACGTGGTGTCTTCCTCTTCTTTCTCGCGAGCCTCAATGCATGCATGATAGATAGCGTGTTTCAGCCAGTGCGCTTCGAGGGCAGAATCAGTTGTATCGCTCGGGCTTGAAAGTAGCGTCACTTTTGGCGTGTAGTAGACGGTCGCCGTTCCTGATTCCTGTGGCTCTGGGGTAATTACCAGGTTTAGGCCTTCAAGCCTGTAACGATACGGGCTGTTATGAGGCGCAGACCCTCCTCCATAGTAATCAGGCAAATACACATAAGGATAGACAGAGGATGGGTCATGATCACGCTCTCTGATAGAGCACGGGCTCAACGTGTATCGAAGCGTTCCAATCGCGAGCGTTACGCCACGAATGCGTAATATTTCAGGATCAAACGATGACAAGTCATACGTATTAGTTCCACTGACAATAGACACCGTGTCACTTTCAAGCGTATAGTCCTGGTTGGCTTGCGTTATAACGTCCCATAGCTCCGCAAGACCTTCATTTAGCCACCCAGTAATTTCTGAATCACTTATAAACGCTGATCCGACTCGATCAATGCGTGAACGAACAGCAGCGATAAGGGTCGACAAAGTTGCCATGCATTACCGGTGGGGATTATTAGCCCCCACCGGCCCTTTTGCTATTCGTTATTGGCAACACTACAGGCATTATACATGCCTTTAAACGCATCAACAATTGCCTGCTTGTTGCCGTCTTTTACGGCAGAAATAAGATCTCCGGCAAGAGCCTTCATTCCAATGCCGTCCGCATTCTCTTCGTCATCTTTTGGCTTCTTTTTTGCCAATATAATGGCTGCAATTCCTTTTGGCATCACAACCCCCTTAAACAATACTGTTTGTTCTAAACACACACAGGAAGTTGACAACATTGTCTGCATCATCGCTTAAATCAGCCAACGCCATCGCAACACTCGTGGTGTCACCACAAGTATACTCAACAGCAATTGAGTATATTTCTACATTGTCTGTATTGTGAGCCCCGGGAGTGAGCGTGAGGTTTAATACAGTTCCCCCAGCAATGTCAGCATTGGCAAGCGCCACCGAAACCTCGGCCAGCGAGTCACTCAAAGCACCGCTTGCGCCACCAAAATCAGTGTCGCCTATTCCTTCAAATGCCTCGACTGTCAGCGTCGGAGTGTCATTTGTGCTCGATGATTTAGCCTGAACACGAACTGTGACATCAACATCAGAGTTAAGGTCATCAGGTAGCTTGATGGGTGGCAACTGGATAGGCGTAACATCTCCAGCGGGCCATACAAGCTTCATAGTTGGGTCAGTTGCCCCATTCTCGCGAGCGAGATATGGGCCATCCGCTAAACTGTCAGATGGGACAACAGACGGGAACGCCGTATAATAAACAAGCTCTGCAAACAACAGAACAGCATCACCCGAATAAGTGTCACCAGTCACATTACGATTCAACGTAATATGCAGCAAATCCCCAGCCGCAAGAGGCTGATCCCCGCTGTTGTAGTCAATCGTAATGTCGGATGACAAAAGCTCCTTGTCTGTTCCAGCACCTGATTGCGTGTAGGTGACACCTGGCGTTTGCTCTGTGCCTGCGTCAACAGCTTCGCCAGCAGCAATGCTATTGATAGTTGTGGCCCAGATAATTGTCTCAGTGTCAGCAGCCGCATCACCTGACTCACAGTGATAATGAAGGCGCAAAATAATATCAGATGCGCCGTCCCAATCGCTCGGAACACGGATGGACCAGTCAACCGTTTCTGCGTCTGCGTCAAACGCAAGGCCATTTCTCGTTGTGTCTTGTGTTGGCGGTGTTGCCCCAAGCCTTGGCTGGTGAAGCTCCATCACCTTCTGTCGAACAGTTGGACGAATGCCCATCATATCTACTTCGAGCTGCTTGACGGAAGCAGAAGCAGAGGAGCCCTGAAACGTTCGGATCTGCAATGTCTTATTTGCAGCGCTATAATCCCCCGCCTGAACCATTGTTGCCGTTCCTGCTGCATCACGCACGCCGACAAGACATGATATTAGCTCGGCATACAGATCGTTGAATGTGAGCGTGTACACGCCTTGAGACGCACGGGCAACAGAAAACCCTCGACCATCAACAGCTTCTGGCGCACTAGACCCCTTCGGCAAAAAGCTACCGGCAACAGCGACACGGTTTTGCCCGAGCGTTTTTAGTAAATTCTTTAGCATGTTTTACCTCATACAAATGGGGCCGAAGCCCCATCCGCGTAATGGTCGCATGTTAGACAGCGGTTAATGGAATGTAACAAATGGCGGTCGTATTCTTCACGCCAATGTTAGAATAGGCGCTGATGCGAACCTCTGCACCATCAGCAGACGCCAATACTTGCATCATTCCGTTTTCGCGTTGGATATGAGGAACATCCATAAGAGACAACATTACGAAATTATCGCTCGACCCAACAACAAAACCAACATTTGTCTTACAGAATGGGTCAGCGACAACTTTGACAGGGCCCCCTGGGGTGTTAATAACCAACACAGAAAACCCGACAAGAGCCTTGTCTTCCGTGAATCGTTTTTGATCTGAGATCTCGGTATCAATAGCATCGAATTGCTCTGGGCTAACGAACGCATACTCAGGTTTTACGCCGGAACGAAACATCTTAAGCCCAGCAAGCTTAATGATCTCAACACGAGATTTACCAGATGCCTCTGTTGACGTAACCCGTAGCCCACCAAGACGTGTGTCTAATGCCCTATTCTGGCCGTTCCAGGTGTCAGACGGTGCGCTCGATGGCGCCCAGCCTTCAAGGCCGTCCATTCCGGTCCCTGTCCCGCTCGCATCCAAGTCACCTTCTAAGAACAAATAAGGCCCCGTGGTTGCCCCGCTCACTGTTATGACATTTGTGTCATGGTTAACAGCGGACACAGTGACAGCCGCGCCTTCAGCGGCTGCGCCTGCTGCTGCGCTAGACGCGACAATGCTTTGTCCATACTCGAAGAATCGAGACTCATTATCTGTCAGCGTTAAAGAGGTCCCACCGCCACCAGAAGATACGACTCCGCGAACACGTGTTCTTGTTCGCAATGCGTTATGTGCGACATTTCTTGCGACAGCTTTTGCGGTTGTCTCAATTTCATTCTTTACAGCATCAATAACAACACTTCCCTGGTCTTTCGACGACAACATAAGCTTACGGTCAAATTGCGCAACACCATAATGGTCCCTGAGCGGAACGGTAAACTTGGCATGTGACGAGGCTCCGGAATTACTTTGTGCTGTAGAAAAAGTACCAGAAACACCTTTTCCAGAACCATATTGCGTATTGATTTGGTTGTAGTCAATCGAAGCGTTTTTCTTCCCTTTTTGCATCAAAAAAACAAGGGCAGGTGATCCTATGTCATTAAGATCTATGATCTTAGAAGGGTACAAAATTTTCATCAACGCAGCTAAGTCGCTAGCAGTAATAGCCATGACGGATTACTCCATGTCTGCTGGGTCCCTTGACCTTTCCGCAAACATCTTGATGGCCATCGCTATTCGCTGTTCTTCTGTCAGATCCGCTAAAGCGTTGGCCGGTGTGAGAGAATTTGAGAGAGACGCACTCTCTGTCTTCTTTTTGGCGCCATCGCTTTTACCGTCGCTGCCATTCACTTTTAGGCTAGCAATTTTTGACTGCAAATACTTCCCTCCTGCCCATTTATCAGCCATGGCCCTTAGCTCGCTTTCGACCATTTCTGATGCTTCATCTATAGGCATTACCTTGCCTGTTTGCCTGAAATAACCATCAATCAATTCGAGGACCTGTTCTTGCGCTTTATCCTCAATCAATAACATTGGATATTTTTCTTGGTTGTCTGATATGTGTGAGGCTATTTCGTGAGAAAATTCTTCAATAGCTTTTCTTTCTGCTTCATGCTGCTCTTTTGCTGCCAATTCCTCTCGAAGCTTTTGCGCTTCGCTCTTTTCTTTGCTCGCGTTCGCTTGATCAGGTTTTGGAGCATCTTCCGGATTTGCAGCGGCCTTTAAAACAGAATCAAGATCAAGGCCTAGCTCAGACAAAAACGCCAAAGGGTTTCGCTTGATGCGGTCAAATGTGGCCTGTGTTTCTGATGCTTTGCGCTCTAACTCCTGCGCACGTGCCTTTAGCTCTCGTTTCTCGTTTTGAAACCGTGCCTCTTTTTCTGCCAATGCTGCAAATGCCTTTGATACGCTCGGCTCTTCTTTTGGTTCGTCTTTTTTATCAGAGCCAACGTCGTCTTTGTTTTTAGATTCTTTTGATTCTGGATCGTCCTGTTTCTTGCTTTCAATGGACTCGTTTATTTCTTCTTTATCGTCATTGTTTTTATCTGACATCTCGCCGAACAATCGAATTGCTTTTTCGTTCGGCGTTTCCTCTGTGTTATTCTGTGCTGCTGGATCTGTATGTTGCCCGTCTTGGCTTTGTGGGCTTGTGTTTTCTGTCGTCACAAAAACCTCCTAAATAGGTTATATATGACTGTAGATTACCCCATTGGGGCTTGTTGCTGTTGTTGTGCTTCTTGCGGAGCAGCAACAGGTTGTTGTTGTGTCATGCTTTTCTGTGCCATTCTTTCCTCAATAATTACATCGCATCTATCCATGAAATCTCTCAGAATATCGATAGTTTCCTCTGGCAGCTCTTCGACCAAAGCCTTTGCATATGCCTTCTGTGCATGTGCGCGCAGCTTTTCGACTGGCAAATAAGGGTCGGGCTCTATTGGGTCAGCGCCTGGGACAAAAAGAGATTCAATAATAGATTCGATGGCATCATTTTCAGCCAAAGCGAATGATCTGTATTTCTCTAGGTCCGGGAAATCAAGCAGCGAGGCGGCTTGCTCTTTTGTTTCGACTAGACCAATATCCATCATCTCTTTTGCTTCTTGCATGCGACCAGGAAGGGATCCGGACAAAGCCCCAATAGGCTTTACTTCTAAAACAAAATCAGACAAATCTTTTATAACTTCTTTCCATTTTACCCGTTCAATTGCACCCTTGCTTTTGTATTGCACTTCGTAATTCTCGTCATTCTCGGAAATCTTTTGGCACACGCCAAGAAGCAACTCCGCAACTTCAACATGTGCATCCCTGTAGTTTTGCTTAGAGACGACAAATCGGCTGTCTTGAACATCTTCATGCGCGCGTATTGCTTTTCCGCTGTCTAGGCCGGCAGGAACAGCGCCCCGTGATGATGGCTGCGAAATTCCAACTATTTCATAAGCAGATTGTTCGTATTGTTTTAATTTGCGTTCCATTTCGGGGGAAACGCTTTGCGGAAAAATAATTTTTGGCTCAAGACCCGCCGTTCTAACTCTGACAATACGCATTCTTTCGTTGCTTGCGGCATCTTCCTCTGTAACTTCAGAGTCATCATATATCATGAGCATTGGCGCAGATCTTTTCATGTCGCCTTCGATGGTGTCTATCAGAGAGTTTATCGTGTACTGAAGAGAGTACAGTATGTTTGCAACGCCCGTACCGAACACAGACGACGTAACACGTGGCTCGAATACAATGAAGACATAAGGATATCGTGATTTTGTATATACCTCATCATACAAGACAAGATCACCTGCGACAATGGAATGCCTTCCGTTTTCCTCGCCTTCCTCTGTCGCGAGCCTGAATCCTTCGATGACTTCAATGTTGTCTTTTACCTCTGTCGGCTCTCTAAGTAAATCCATATGAGGTGGCAACGAATCTATGGCCTTCGCATGTTTTTCGAATTGTGCTTTTAGTGTGAGCCTGTCGACAAGTTTTCGTCTTAAAATAGACGATGGGGGTTTATTTCTAGCGTCTTCCTGGTCAAAAAGGATTTCTGTTGGGTCGATAACTTCGACTTTCGGCTGACCTTTTTCTTCAAAAACATGAACAATCCCAACATCTCTTACAACGCAATGCAAAAAAGCCTTTTGCATCTTGTGATGCACTTTTGTTTGCGCAAAAAGACCGCGTATTATATCATTCATCATCTTCGCGCGATGCTTTCGCTCAACCGTCCCACCTACTGTTATACACTCTACACCTGGCCTAATTTCCGAAATCCTGTTGTATGCCGAAGAGCACAAAGACCGGATGATATTATACTTTGAGCGAGCGCCACCGCATGTTAAATCTCGGAACGAACCTATTTCCGACAAGGTTTCTTCCGTTTCGACGTTTTGACCATCCTCGAACGCCCTAACATAGGCGCGCATGCGCTCACATTGGTCAGACAGGCCCTCTTTGCATGTGTCGGCCGCGGCTTTGATTTTTTGAGCGACTTCGTCTTTGTCAGCGGTATACCAAGTCATTACGGGTATCTCCTAGCTGTAGATTACAATCAAGGCTATATGTACTTTGGGCTGTATTTACTCGATGCTTTATTTATGACTTGCGCCTCAAGCTTGCGCTTGTATTTTTCTTGCTCTATTTCGGTTAGACTTCGCATGTCTTTTGGCGGTGGCGCCTTTGCACGATAATGACGGGATTCGCGATAGGCATACAAGGACGCGTCCGAACAATGATTATCAAACCTATCGTCTTCAATTTTTCTGTCCGGGTCACTCCATTGCAGAGAGTCCCATTCTTCAATAAGCTTTTGGCAGCCCACGATTTTGACGCGCCCTCGACGCAGGTCTTCATTAAGCAGCTCAATTGCGCCTGGCTTGTCCGCTTTCTCCGCTGGGTTAGCATTTACGCCATGGCGGTTATTCAATTCTTCGACAATCATTTTACCAAGGCCGCCACGGTCGATTACAATGCGCCTAAATTTGTACCTTGAGCGATACTCTTTTATTTTTTCGCCAAAAGACGTAACGTCTAGCTTGTTTTGCCTCCATTCGCTGTGCAGGTACAGCACACCATCTCCGCTTGGGGCCCACGATGCCATAACGAGCGCGCAAGCGTCATCAAAGCCAATATCGCCCCCTAGGACATGCGTATATTCACCCGCTGGAAGCGCGTCAACAATGCAGTCTTTGCGATATTTGTAGACCAGCGTCTCGATTGATTTGACCCATAAACCACGCCATTCGCGCATGTAGGTAGGGTTGTTTTCGTCCCATTGGCGCTCAGTTATAAGCTGATTAATGTAGGCCTTGGCGTCCGGGAGATACGTGTTATCTAGGACAGACCATTTGTGCACTGACCACCCAGGCATGCCATTTGTAACGTCAAAAAAATATCCCGCGCATATCGCGGACGGCGTGCCAGTCAAAAGCAGTGCCCCATTGTAGTCAAGCAGCGCCGGCCCTAGAACGTCATCTACAAGCGCTTGCATCTTACCACCCATGGACGCACATTCATCTACTGCCACGCATGGGTAGGCTGACCCACGCAGCTTTTCGACCGAGTCATCGTCGTCTACACCCGTGCACCACACTTGACCGCCCCCAGGCAGCGAAAAAGCAAGGTCCGAGGCATTGATGCTGGCATTAAGGTTATGGTCTCTATTAAGCTGCTTGAGCACAGGCCACATGATACGCTTTGCTACAGGCCGGCTCAATGTGACAAACGGATTGATGCTTCCTGGGCGCTCTATGGCGCTCAAAATAAGAGCTATCGCGTCCGCGTATGTTTTTCCTGCACGTCGTGTTGTAAGAGCCGATTTTCGCCTTGCTGGGTCTAGCGCAAATGCGCGTTGTTTTTCGTGCAGTGAGCCAAGCAGACTGTTTTTTATGTCGCTGCGCCGTCGTCTCTCGGCGATTAGCTGCGTTTTTGTCCAAGACATGTTCAGTTGTCTAGTCTTTTTGCTTCTTGTCGTATGAGGTCGTCTATTTCTGGCTCTGACATCGCCTTTAGCTCATCCGGTATACCGTCTGGAAATCGCACATTGGTGTTGTCTTGAAGCAATCCCAGATGACGACACAGGGTCTCAAGTGTCTTTGTTTTGTCCCAAAAGCTAAATTCGAATATCGGTAGTCCTGTATTTTTGTCGATTCGTCTTTTGATTGACCGGACACATGCGAGCACTTCTCTCGGTATCTCGTTTATGGGCTTGATTTCGCCATGCTCATCAAAAATGTCCGCTGCACTAGACATTGATATACGCATTAGCTCTGACAGCACGTCATCCGCACGTATATCGAGACGTTTGTGCTGCTCTTTGCGTAGCTCTTCTATACGCCGTATTACGTGCTTGCTCTTAAGCATCTCACAGGCGCGAGATGCTGCGCCCCTCTTGGCATAGCCAGAGCGTATCGCTGCCGCGGTACCGTCATTATCGATTATGTATTCGCGACAAAATCGCCGCATGCGCTGCGTAAAGACTTTCATCTAGGGGCTACTTTCCGTCCTCGACATCTGTTTCGATGCAAATGTCCGATATGCCGTACATAGGCACCATATGTATCCGTCCTGGGTCTTGAGCAAAGTGGCACTCGACAAATGGGATATCCATATACAGAGACACCTTTTCGTTTGCACGCAAGATAGGGCCTATATGCATGCCCTCGATGCGATGCTGCTTATCTGCAAATGTGATTGACCTTACCTTCATTTTTTTTTCCATCTTTTTCCGTCCATGCAAGATATGGGTTGTAAACCGCTGTCAGCTTGTTTTTGGACAAAAATTTGTCCATAGCCCTTGTCTTGTGGCTTATCATGATTGCAGATGCGATATCAATGCACTCACTCATGAGTCGTAGGGCGACCTGTTCGCGTGGCCAGTATTTGGCCCTGTAGATATTTTTAATATAGATGTAGTGCACTGTATGCGGCTCGTGGCAGCAAAATCCGACGATCGTATCGCGTGAGTCATCTGTGCAAGCCACTGTGACGGGCGCACGGTCGAGCAGTCTCTCGATCACGTCATGATGGCCTGTGTAGTAGCCATCAAGGGATACACATGGGGGCCTACAGCCTGCGTAGGATTTGAGCCATGCAGAGTATACCAGCGGTAAATCGCTTTGTGTCGCCGCTCGAAATATAATGTCGCTCATATCGATAGATTACGATGTCAGTCACCTGCGTATCGCTAATGCGCGTCTAGCCATGGCGCCCAAGGCATCGCAGTGCTCTCGCAAGGCGCGCTGCCGATCGTCAAGCCTTTGAAGTAGTGCAGCACGTTGTTTGGTCGTGATTGTTAGTTTTGACACAGATTCGCGAAAATGCTCAAACACGGCATCGCACGCGGCATTGAGCGCACTAATTCTCCCGCTAAGGCCAATATGACTCAAGCGAATTTCTTTGAGCGTGATGCCTTGATCGATGGCCTTTTTGATGTCGTTGATCAAGCGCACGATTTGCACGGAGTACAGGCCATTTGACCCACGGTATTGTCCGCGCCTACCCACGCGCATGGATTTAGGCAATATGCCTAACTGCACATACTTGCGCAGCGCCGACTCGCCAAAAGGGGCCCTGTGGCGAAAAATAGAGACGACCTCAGATGTCTTGATCCCGCCTGCATATATACGCTCGATGTGCGCTAGCTCGGCCTTACTTAGATGACGCATGATACACTGGGTATAATATCATCGCTCATTGGTCAATGGCTGTATCTATAATAGTGTCGATCGCGTCTCTTGGGTCTGCGACCGCATCGCCATCACGCACCTCGCACGCATCGTATCTCCATGTAGATATCTTAGTCTTGACAGATGGCTGTCTCTGGCATTGATGTGTGAGGTCTCTGATCACCTTGGGGACAGCGTACAGTCTCACCATGTGTAGCAGCCTAGAGCGCGACGTGTCGTGCGTGCGTGCGAGCATGAGCACGCGCATCCATAGCGACTGTATCACGTCGTCTGTATCTAGCGCTGGGTATTGTGTCGATACACGATGAGCCAGGTGCATGACGTAGGGTCGCATCGATACGCATAGCTCAGATGAGGCTATAATGCCCTTGCGCCCGCCTGCTTTGATACGAGCTACAAGCACAGCCTCTCTATCTCTTGTAAGCACTCAGATAACGGTAATTTTTTTACGCATTACACTTGCAACTCGACCCCCGTGTCCTACAACTTGCCCTCACCTGTCCACAGGACATAACAGCGCGAGCGCGCAAGCGCAAGCGCACAATGTAATAATAGACAAGATAACGCACCAAGACGTACTTTAAAAAAAAAAAAAAAGATCTTGCATGTACATTATATTGTAGCGATCGTACAATATAATGGTACCATGTATATATAAGGTCAATCACACAGGAGCAATGACCATGACAACATTAACGCAACACATCACAGACAAAGCGACAGAATGCGGCTGGAGTGAGGCAAGCTTGAGCAAAAGCCTTGGCCGCAATCTGTCATCGACGAGCGTCGTGAATATCCGCGGTGTAGCATATTTGGAGCCAGTGTATGAGGATCGCCTAAAGGGGGCTATCCCGCTATCTATACTAAGTGCTCTTGATGGCGTCATTTTGGTGACAGACGATGGGGATGCGCTTATTCGCGTAACGCAGCATGTCGGCCAGCCCCCACGTATAACGGCCACTATCCAAGGCGCCGTAGTGTATGAGAGCGATCGCTATTACGGCGCAGAGACGATTTTACATGACTTCGCCACCTGCGATATCCGCTGAACACTAAAACATTTTGTGACGTATATAGAGACAAGAGACACAGGAGAAAATCATGACAACAACAAGCAAAACAGCCGAAGCAATTGTCGAAGCATTACAACAAAACCGCGTAAAGCCAGTGCACGAATACACCGCAGCTTGCGGCCCAGATTATGGCGTAGTCAAGGCATGGGAGATCAATGATAGAGGATACGTCATCGAGGCAAATGATAACGCGAGCCGTATCTATGATATATATGACAGTGGCTACGAGCCAGACGACGACGATCTTGCAGCATATCTTATACCGGACAGCATGCAAGGCGCTGACAGAGCTCTGATAATAGCACAGATCAAAGGCCTAGACGCCATAGATGACCCGTCCGATGATGCCCAGTCGCTACAGGTGCTCGTACGTCATCACCTGCTAAGCGACAACGACAATATCGGATGGCTGACAGACGACGGTAATGAGATGGTCTTTACCTCGGTCAAAGACGCCCAGAAATGTATCGACGATCTAGATGCTGGTCAATATTGCACGTCTTACAAGATCGTCGAGGTGTAAGCAAGCCTACCGATGAGCGCGCGAAACGCCCGCAAGGGCGTCTAGGCGAAACAAACACAGGAAAAAATCATGACAACGAAAATTTATTATTGGGTCAAGCATCATTATCTCATACTGCGCCGAAATTGGAGGCATAAGCTGATCCGCACATGCAAGCGCGCGTGCATCGAGTCCGAAGAACAGCGATACATCCGCGAGGATAACGAGCGATGGATAGAATCACTTAAGTGGCGAAATTGGCACGAAATGTAGACTGACGATCCAGCGAGACCCGAGCGAAACACAAACGCACAGGAAAACGACTATGAGAGCAGCAAGAAAAATCAAAGCGGTTGTAGGCTACACACACAACGACAAAGAGATAATCAAAACCCTCCGCCTCGTGAGAGGATTTGCGACAAAATATGTATGGGTTAACGAGAACGGGCGAGAAATGGGCCCTGGCTCAGGATCAGACTCCGTACAGAGCGCAATGAGACTCGCCGAGGCTTGCTGGCTGATAATGTAGCATAATCCGGAGTGACCATACAACACACTTTTTACTACGAAATTCGTCAGAGTTTGGAGACAACAATGACACCACAAGACCAAAGAGATCTACTTAAAATCGCAAGAAAAATGATGGGCGAATACCTCAAAAAGCGAGCCAAGATGGCGTCCGAGGAAGCCGCAAAAATATTAGCGGACGCACTTTTTTACGGCGCGAAAGCCGAAAATAAGGATAACGAAAAATAAGCGAAACGCACGCAAGGGCGTCTAGGAAACACAAATCAGCGTGATATGGAGCAACAAAATGCCCGGAAATAAGCGAGTCATAGCTGTATGCTCATGTGGAGAAGAATGGCACAAAAGGCCCGACAAGGCCGGTAAGACAGAGGTGTGCGATCTTGTATTCTGGACGTGGGAATGTCCGCGCTGTCACAGTGGCGTAACCAGCGTGGCAAACAAAGCAGGCGACCTATCAACAGACGAGACATGTCTTGCGATTTACGCAGCTTCGGGAGTGACAATATAGTATATGATAATCGTCAGAGTTTAATCGTCAGAGTTTAATCGTCAGAGTTTAATCGTCAGAGTTTAATCGTCAGAGTT